AAATAGTAGAGGGTTGCTGCTTCGCGCCGACCGCTTTACTGAAACCCATAAGGGGCATAAGCCCCTTATTATTCTAATAAGGGGGAATGACTTATTGCTTAGTTAAAGAGTACGGTTGTATAGGGAAGCTTAAGCGTAACCGATACAATTTATACAAATGGAAAATCAATTGTTGATTTAATATATCCGATTGGCGCAATTTATATGTCAGTTAATAGTGTAGACCCACAAACTTTGTTTTCTGGAACTACATGGGTTTAGATAAAAGATAAATTTCTAATTGCCGCTGGAGATAGTTATACTGTTGGAACAGACGGCGGTGCAGCAACGCATACACTTACTACCGATGAAATGCCCGCACATACGCATACGTTTACTGGAACTGCAGTTACTAGTGAAAACAATTCTGCTAATCCATCAGTTACTGTAAAAGCTCATAATCATACTTCTTGTTGGACTACTGTTAATAATGTTCAGGGCGGAAATCGTACAGTCCCTTGGATGTATAATGATGGTGATTTTACAAATGCAGCTTTTTCTGGCGGAAGTCATGCAGCCACTGTTTCTGGTACGCATACTCATACAGTAACAGCAGCTGGTACAAACGCTAATGCTGGTGGAGGCAATGCTTTTAGTATTATGCCTCCATATACCCCAGTTTATATGTGGAGACGCACAGCATAAGGAGGAAATTAAAATGATTAAAATTAATGAATTAGAATTACAAGAAGTATCATGCCTTCATGAAGGTTCTACATTGCTTTTAAGTTTTGAAATGGAAGATATGACTCTATAGGAATTAGAAGATTACTTCTCTTTAAATGAAAATACTGTTATAGAGCAGTATGAAAATGAAATGCTGATTAATAAATGGTATTATAAAGAATTTCAGTCTATTGGATATGAAAAAGCAGAAAATGGATGGAAAATTCAACTATCTTTAGAGGTTACACATTTTTCTTAGGGTGACTTAAAAGATATACATGATTTAATTGAAGAAAAAGAAAAATCATTAACTCAACTTTCTTTATTAATTAATCGTATACAAACACAACTAGATGAATTGTCTAGTACTATAAATAACTTTTAGTTAGAAGTTTCATCAAAAAATAGTTTTTTTAGTAATAAAATTGCTTCACTATAGACTATTCTTTCTGAGCTTGGAAGCAATTATATACGTCTTGCAGATAGAGTAGCTAATCTTGAAAATAATGTTAATAATATTAAAACTACCACTAACAATACTACTATTGATAATAATAATACCAATAGTGATAACAATGACAGCAATATAGAAAATACCGATACTAATGTTGAAGATTATGACGCTAGTGATAATATTGAAGATGATGAACTTTTAGAACAATGACAATAATTAAATAAAATCTTTCTTTATAATCACTATTCTATATATAGAACCTACGCCTAAAAGTTTTAAACTTTTAGGCTTATTTTAAAGGAGGTAAAGGAGAATGGCAATTGAATATCAACGAAATACTTGGGAAACTGGTAAAGTAATAACCGCCAAAGCACTCAATGATATTGAAACGGGCATAGTAAATATCGTTGAAACATTAAATGGAATGGATGGAGAGATAACATCTTAGACTTTAACTGCTAGAGGCGACGCTAATATTGGAGGCACTGCTACCGTCACAGGAAAAGCTACGTTTAATGGCCCTGTAGAAATTAATGGTACGACTGCCATCAATGATAATATAACAGTTGGCGCTAATACATATATAATTTTGTCAGCAAGCCCTAGTGAAAGTAATCATGCAGCCACGAAAGGATATGTTGATAATAAAACCATTAATAGTGGCAATACTGGAATAGTATCAAGCGGTAAACTTGGAATAGATAATGGTATAACCCTTACATTACAACCTGCAACTGCTGAAAGACTAGGTGGAATTAAAGTTGGGAGTAATTTGAATATTGATAATTAGGGTGTTTTAAGCGCAACAGATACTACTTATTCAGTAGCATCAGCTAATGCTGACGGTTTAATGTCTAGTGCGCATTTTAGCAAATTAAATGGCCTTAGTATAAAAACGCCTAATACTTCTGCTGTGGAGCCAGCTAATGATGGTCTTATTACTCTTAGCAATGTTGTTGATGGCATTAATGTATATGGGATCGCGCAATCATTTAGTAGCGGTATAGTTAATATTAAAGGAGTCGTAACTGGTATTAAATTAGATGAAAATACTACTATTAGCCCATCTTCTACGGCAGAAAGTGGTATTATTGATATTTCTGCTAAAGCTAACCTTGATAGTCCTACATTCTCTGGCATAGTAAATTTTGGTGATTAGATTTCAATAGACACCAATGATAATAAAATTACTATCAACCAGACAGATATAACTGAATAGAAGATTAATGCTTTATACAATTTGCCAAGCATTCCGCCACTATCATCAGATGATCCCGATGGGACTTATACTTTATAGGCACAAAAAACTGGCACTAATATTACTTACAGTTGGGTATCCGTCTCACAACAAGAATCCGGAGGTGAAGGGTCTTGAACATAATGTCTAAACGCGGAACTTCCGATAATATTGTCGCATATGAACATATTTGCGATACAACCGAAGATTTACAAAAAATTGACCCCAAATATATAACACTTGGCTCTATTGCCATAGTACTAAAGGGCGAAGGCGGTCTAGAACTTTATATGGCTACTTCTGATAAAGAATGGGTACATCTATAATGGGAGGAATAATGTATGGATATTATTGATATAATGCTTGCAAAAGCATTAACTCCGCAAGGAAAAGTAGAATCCTTTGCTCGTTAGTCTTAGGCTACAGTAGCCAGAGCGAATTAGGCAGTTGCCGCAATTGATTCTATAACAGAACAAACAAATACTAATAACGCAAAGTCTGAAGAGACTCTTGCCGCGGCAGAGCAAGCTTTAGAAAATGCTTCTGACGCAGAATCTCGTATTACGGCAGCATTAGAATCTATTCAAGGTTCTTCTACTGAATAGATTGACAACGAAATTGATAAAATGGCTTTAAGTCTAGCGGCAACAGCTAATGGCTCCAAGCTAACACTCACAACTCCTTCTGGCGCGAAGAAGTCTGTAGAAGGATGGACTATACCATAGCAAACGCTATACTCTGCTACTGGCTCTCATACCGATGGCGCAATGACGCAGAAAGCCATTACTGACGCTCTTACTTCATTAGATAATAAAATTAAAGCAAGTGGGAGTGGCGCAAGCGGTGTAAGTAATCTAGGAATTGATGCGGCCGGACATATTGTAATAGTAGGCCCTGATGGCACTATTACTGCTGGTGAAATGACTGAAGCCGCAATCCTTCAGGCTTTAATTAAATCTGGTACTTATACGGCAGAAGGCACGGTCGGCATTACTGTTGACTATGAAAATAAATCCTCCGAGCGCATTCAGGATGCCGCAAGATTGCGTGCGGGACACGACTTTGATACCTATACTATGTATGGCGGCAGAAAGCGTTGTAATGTTGCAGATGATGGCACGATTACCGCATTCTACGGAGATAGCAACTATAAAGAAGATGGCTCAAATGGTTAGGTAATGGTTTATCAGCCTAAGTTCTACTATCAGCGCTCTTTCCTTAAAGAAGTACCAAGCGGCCGCGGCACTATTATTAGAAAAGAAAGTCTTCTACTATCTGATACAGCGCGCGTTGGCTTCAAACTTCATCCATTGTTCGCTATGTCAAACGGAGAAGAGTTAGATTATGTACTACTACCTGCTTTTGAAGGAAGCATCTTTGACGTTAGTGAAAATGCTTATCTAAAAAATAACGAAACCACGGTTGATTTTTCTTCAGATAAAATTAGTTCTGTTACTGGCGCGAAGCCATTTAATGGTTCTAAAATGCAGTTAAATCTAGAAAAAATGAGCCAAATGGCAAGAAATCGCGGCGAAGGATGGCAACTCACAACATTAGAAAGTGAATCTGCTCTTCAAATGCTTGGTATGGTAGAATTTGGCACACCAAATGGCCAAGTGGGCTTTGAAAAAGGACTTGTTAATATAGAGCGTAATAATGCGGTTGACTGCAGCGCAATAATTGGTTCTACCTCTTATCTTGGAAATGACAGCGGTGCGGCAACATCCACTATTATAGATAGAGATGGCTCACAGACCACATATACCGTTGCCGGTTCTCGCGCAATTAGTTATCGCGGCATGGAAAATCCGTGGGGCAGTTTATGGCGCGTAGTTGGCAATGCGAATGTTCGCGGCAATAGCTCAACTCTGGGTGGAGTCGTTTATGTGTCTGATAATTCTCTAATAATAAATCTCCCATCTTCTTCTGCGGCTTGGGTGTCCGCTATGGGATACTAGGATATTAACTATGACTGGGCTTATCTTCCAATTGAATGCGCTTCTAGCGCAAATAGTGCCGTTCCAATCGGTGATGCTCTTTGGACGACTCCTTCTCTTAATGGAACAAACTTACTAGCGGTTGGCGGCTCTATGAATGCTTCTGATAATGCCGGACCTTTCCATTATAGTGCAGATATGGGTATAAACACAAACATCCGTTATTTTAATGGCCGCATTATGTATGTTCCAAATAAAAATTCTATTTATGAAGCCAATATTGCTAAGTGGCGCGCACATATGTAATAGGAGGGCTAAGATATGATAAATTATGGTAAACAGTTTGGCTATACAGAGCCACAAGAAATAGAAATTACTGGCACTTCTGTTTTCGTTGCTTCTAATATTCAAAAAGTATCTCGTGAAGTAGAGGAACATCAAATTACTGGATATGAATATGATTTAGTACAATACACCAAAGATGAATACTTAATCTAGCAGACAAATCATATTCATAGTTTGGAAGAGGAACTCGCTGCCGCAAAAATCCTATTGGGGGTGGAGTAATAAATGACTTTATTAGAGTTGGCGCGTAAATTGCGCCCTTATATTGAAAAAGCCGCCCTTTCTTTATCTGATGAAGACGCACTTGAAGCAGTTGATTTATTCCCTCGCTGGGATGCTAATCATGGCGATTATGCCAAAGATGATAAAGTAAAATTTGAAGGCGACTTATATAGATGTCTTCAACAGCATTTTTCATAGGCAGGTTGGGCGCCAACTTTGGCGCCGAGCCTATGGGCGAGAGTGCTTATTCCAGATGAGAATGTTATTCCTGAATGGGAACAACCAGGCAGCACTAATCCTTATATGAAAGGCGATAGAGTAATGTTTAATGAGAAAGTATATGAAAGTGCTATTGATAATAACATCTGGTCGCCAGCAGATTACCCAGCAGGGTGGACAAAGATAAACATTTGACTTTTTCCTGAAATTATAATATAATAATTATACAATAAAGGGGAAAGGAGAAAAGAATATGAAACAAAAAATTAGCATTACGGCGGAAGAAAATGATGAAGTTGAACGCTTGTTTTTAACTTATAATTCTTATATGAGTATGCTTCAATATCTTGCTAATACAGATATGGGTAATACTCCCGTATATGATAAGAAATGGAAAGAAGCATCAGACCTTTGGATTCAACTAGATAAGAAAAAGCGCGATATAGAAATTAAATATAAGCCTGCTGGCGATTGGGATAGCTATGAATTTGATTTTGACAATCAGCAGGTGGTGTTTGTAAAAGATGAG